TGACGTTCTATAGATTAACATTGCATCTTCGGCCAAAACTAATTGTTTCCAAATACGTCTTGCCTTTTCTAACATTGATGTACCATAAGGTAGTTTTCTATCATCACCTAAAAGTCTGAAGTGAGCAACTTCCCACGTATTAAATTCTGTATTTTTTTCTTTCCAAGTAAACTTCAAAGATTTTTGTTTAATGTTGGGCACTGCAGAAAAAGTTCTTGTTTCCATACCCCTTTCAATCCTTTCAATTTCAATGTTTGGTAATTGTAAACAACCAATAACACCTCTATCATCACTTAGTTTTAAATAAACAAAATTATCACCATACTTACACATGTTTCTTATCCACATTGGTAAGTTTGTGTTTATGTCTAATTTGTTAATGAATAAATCAACAAGAATACTTTTTATTCTTTTAGATTCAGAATACACTTGTAATACATAACCATCTTGATTTGGTGTTGTCGATTCTTCGGCATATATGTCAAGTGCTGTTGAGATTTCTGGTGTATATTCCATAGACTCATAATCATAAAATGCCGCCAATCTTGTTGGTTCATAATATACCGCCTGAGTATAAAGGTTATTTTCAATTTTACCCCACTGATTACTCAAATATAAGGATTGTTGTTGTTGTAATTTTTCCTTTTGGAATTCTTGTGGGTTTGTTGTTTTAAGAAGTTCAGATTTGTCTAACTTATATGTTGGTTGACCCATTCCTAATGTTGAATTGGGTCCAAATGTTTGGGATAACCTTTGCCAAACTGTTAGATTTTGATTGTTATTTTCCATATTAAAAGTTTAACTATAGAGATAAATATCTAAATACTTGACTTTATAAGTCATTTAAATATTAATACTCCAAGTACTCATTTAGTCCTACAATAATATATTCTTTAGAATTTGTAATTATTGCGTCTAATAAAGAATCCACAGTCGATGTTGGAGTTGGGGTTGGGGTATTCGTAGGTGTTTGACTTGGAGTTGGGCTATTAGTAGGTGTTTGAGTAGGTGATGGTGTTGGGGTAACTGTAGGTGTGGACGTGGGTGTAATTGTCGGAGTTGGTGTTATTGTCGGTGTAGGACTTACACTTGGTGTTGGCGTTGGTGATACAATTTCTACAGGAATCTCAGGTCCTAAATTTTCTTGATATGGTGATTTTTTTTGAGTAAACGTGGTTTGAAAAACCTTTTGTCCAATATAAGGTTGACCAGGAACAATTAATAAAGATCCGTTACCAATTCTTCCACTACGTTTTCTGAAATTTAAACCCATACATATAATTATCTGCTAGTCCCAAATAACCAAGAGTATTTAATGTAATCTTCTTTACTTGGTCCACTGTTTGCTCTGAATTTATCGTTAATTACATTCACATTTGGCATTGTTGGGTCAAAATGCATTTGTTTTCCGACATTTTCATTGGACACCATTGACCAAGATTCTATCATAACCTTTGTATGTTCTGTGGCTCTTTCTAATTTTGAAAATGAGGATTCCCCAACATAAATTGCCATAGAGATACCCATAATTAAATCGTCATGTTGTCCTTTTTGGTGGTCAGGTCTTCCGTTGACATAAACAAAAGTATTCATTTCATTATACAACCTAACACTTTTGATTTTAAACTTATGTCTTACAGCCTCCTCAAACGCCGCAATTATTTGTACCCTTTTATTGTTGAAGTTTATACCTGGTATTTTGTCTGCAGCTTTTGGGTTATACGACCAAATATTAGTAGTATCGATACCATCAACATACAAACTCTTATACCCAAGTTCCTGCATTTTTCTAACAGTGGTAATTCCCATACCACCAGTGATATCGACAACAACGAATGCGTTATACATAGTACCCCATTTGTAAGCAATTTCCGCTAAGGCATCAGGAGGAATTTTTCCAACGTATTCAAAAACTTGTTCCCTTTCATCAAAATCAATTACCTGTATTGATGAGAAGTCTTCACTATCACCTCTTGAAACGTCAACACCCATTATGTATCTATGACCTTCAACAGGTTCCTTCCATAACCATAATGAATTACCCATTAGTTTGGATGGTGGTTCTTGTAAAAAATTATTTTTTATATCCTCAAGTTGTTTATTGTCAAAAACGTTATCACCCGAACCTAAAAATTCACAATTTAACTCTTGGTTAATTTTACGTTTATCATACTTGAGTTTTTTAACCATTTTTTCATACCAAGTAGAACATGGTTTGTATCCTTGATCAAAATATGTTTGTAATTCTTTATAGTCTCTAACAAACGGATCTATATGAGCAAATGAAACATTCTTTGAGTGATCAAAATCGTCTTTATTCAAAAGGTAGTGTACCAAATCATCAGTTGGTACTAAATATAAATCTTTTGAGTATCTCGGGTCTCTATACCAAAACATTTCAGAAATTTTGAATTGGTTCATCCCTTTTAACGCTTGATCATAAATTTCATAATAAATTGGGTCGTATCCGTTTGGTGTTGATATTACAATTACTTTACCACCCGTTGATAATGATGCCATACAAGCAGCCCAGAAATCATTGTCAGCTTCGATAAATGCCGCCTCATCAAATACAAGAATTGTGGGTGTAAATCCACGTAACGCATCCTTTGAGGTTGCAACCGCTTTAACTTCAGATCCATTATTTAACTTATAATGTCTTTGTGAATTTTTTTCAGGTGCAAATCCCGCACCAACCCAAGATGGCCATTGATCGACAAATGCCCTAATTTTATTAGCCATTTCTTGAGATGTATCAAGTTTGTTTGCAATAATTAGGATTTTTTCTGGTTTGTTTTTTTTAGCAAAAACTAACCTTTTTGATATCCAAGCTGCGGTTACGGTAGATACACCGGCTTGTCGGTATTTTAATGCAATATTTTCTTCAAATTCTTCGTAATCATTTAATAATGAAACTTGATCTGGAAATAGTTCCAAAGGAACATAAGTTGATACCGTATTATCGTAAGTTTGTAGGTAAGTTCTAAGTGCGTATGGAGTATCTTTTAAACACTTCACATACTCGATCATTAATTGTTCTTTGGACAGAGCCATAAATTTTTTTTACTTTTTAGATTTTCCTATGGAAAAAATTTTACCTATTGGTAATTCCATTGGTGCCTCATCAGAAAACATAGTAACTTTTTTTGGTTTACGAAGCATAAAAGATTCATCTTCTTTCTTTGTTTTTTTAATTGCTTCTATTAAATCCTTTTTTGACATTCTTGCATCAACTTTTTTTTCTAACATTTCAACAATTGTGTTTTCTATAAAATCTTGTAAATTTTCATTAGTTTCTTTTTTCTTATATTTTACAGTTTTTTCGGGATGTTTTTTTTCTGGCATATTTTCACTCTGTTTTTTGCTTGTTGAGTCCTGAAACTCTCGTGCCAATTCACACCATTTTTTCTTTTTAACCCCTTTACTTGTATTACATTTTGCCCAAAAGAAATTTTGTTGAGCTTGAGATTCAAATTTTTCTTTAATTACACTTTCTGTTGGCATTCCATCATTTTTACCTGAAACATCAGGTTTTGAGTCATCCTGAGGATTATCGTCATTTACCGGTAGATTACCACCAAACTCATTTTTATTTAATATAGCATTAATAGTGGCGTCTTCAGTTACTTCACCTTCTTTGGTCATAACTGTAACTTGACCTGTCGCTTGATCGTACTTGACATTACCATCTTTAACGTCAACACCAGTTGTTGCCAAATCTGTTAAATTACCCTTGAGAACTGTTTGTGAAGGTATTGTGGTTTTTTGAAAAGCTTCTTTTTCCTCTTGTTTTTTCATGTTTTTGAATTTTTCATAGAGAAGATTGATGTTTGACTCAGTTAGTGCCGATAATGTGGTTTTACTTAAACCATTCTCCAACAAAAATTTAATTTTAGTTTTCATATATTACCTCTTTTTCGAATTGTAATACGATATCTCTTTCGTATAATTTATTTTTTACGTTTTCTTCAGTTTCCCCAAATTGGAAAACTAATCTTTTAATTAAAGAAAAATCTTTCTCGTCATTTTCTTTTTCCCATCCTAAAGCCAAAACCCCATCCATTGAATCAATAATTGAAAAAACGTCAGAGTTTTGTACCAAATCAAATGCAATTTCTTCATTTATTAAAGTACCAACTTTTTTTATGTATTCCATGTCAGGAGGCGACGGATAACCATTAGCCGGTTTTGATTCCCAATTCTCACCGAAAACCTCCAAAGTATTGGAAAATATAAATTCATAGATATTATCCCCTTTGTAGTTAGGACCTAAACCATTTATGTAAATCAAATAATTCACAGTATTATTCCTGACTTAGTAATTTTATTTTCAACCAATCCATTTTTGAATATTAAATTACCTTTCATTGTTTTACCCATAAATTTTGAGTTGGGGTTATTTTTTAAATATTTTACAACAGACTCTAATTGAAATTCCGTCTCAACTTTTTTAGAAAAATTATGTTTTATTTCATTTTCGTTTACTACATAATATTTTGATAGAAGTTTGTCTAATTTTGATTCACCAAATGTTCCGTGTTCTAAATGTTTAAATTGAGGATTAATTTCTCTACCCCCTCTTCTTCTCATTTTGTAGTTATCTTCGTCTTCTTCCATAAATTCATCAGTGTCAAAACTTTGTTCTTCAGATCCGTATTTTTCTAATTTTCTCATTTTGTCGTTAAATCCTCCCATGTGATCACCACTTTTTTTGAAAAAATCTCTAACATCAAGTTGGTCTAATTTTCTTTCTCTCTGATTATGTATATCATCCCATTTTGAAATTTCTGAATCTGTGACACCATAATCATCATCTTCTTCTGTTAAGTCATCACTCATTAGTTTCGCATATGTTGAGCCTAAATAATCGTTAAATGCTTCTCCATATGTTGAATATGTTTCTCCCATTTCTTCAGAAGGTAATGGTTCATCCTCGTCTACAGGAGGTTCTTCAGAATCTAAAGTATCGTCTTCAACGTCACCACCCATTTCTTTATTATCCTCATCTTCATCCTCACCTTCTAATTTAGAAATAATTTGTTCGATATCGTCTTCGTCTAAAACGTCAACGTCAATTGCAGATAAAATAGAATTAATTATGTATTTAACATCTTTGGCGGATAGGTCCTCATTTTCTTCATAAGATCTGATTTTTTGGGCTAATTTACCTACTAATATTTGGATTCTTTTAAATTCAGATGGACCTTTAGTTTTTTCTTCGGTGTCGTCATCCTCAGGCATTGTGTCATCGGTTTCATCATCGGATGGTGGACCCATTTCACCACCCATATCATCACTAGGTGGAGGAGTGTCACCCCA